AATATAGAAAATGATATTTGGTACCATATAGTTTTAGGAAGAAAAGATAATGAAATAATAATACTTCAAAATGGATCAATAATATGTAAAGAAAGCATGCCATTTTATCTACCTCTAGATGATGCCGAGCATGGATTTTCTATTGGTGGAGGAGTTATTGCAAACATTGAAGAATTTAGAATAATTAAAGATAATTTTATATACGATCTTTCTAATTTAATAATTCCCCCAACACAACAACTTTCAAAAACAATTAAAAAGAGAAATAATTTATCTACAAACCTACCCATACCAACAATTGATACAATAAAAGAAAGAAGAGTTGATGCGCTTTACTTAAATAGGTCACAATACCTTACAGCAACCAACAACCACTCGGCTTTTTGTTTTAGTGATGAAAATTTTTCATTTACAACTTGGGTAAAACCTATGGTTATAGAAGATCTTACCGTACTAGGAGTTTGGAATGATAGTGGGATAAGAAGCTATGCATTAATGGCTTTTGGGGCAGACAAAACCTTTCGCTTTTTGGTATCAGCTGACGGAACTTCATATAGCAACGTTACATCCTTATCATCTACCCAAGAGATATTATTCAAAGATAAATGGTATTTTATTTGTGGGATTCATGATGCAGATTCAGACGAATTAAAACTATATATTTATGACGAAAAAGATCAAATCAGTCTAACCAGTAAACCTTGGGCAGAAGGAATAATGAAAGATCAGTACAACAATGAGTTTCAGTTTAATGGATCAAAAAATGGAATGTCATGTGCGACGGACATTCATGTAGATCAATTAGCCTTTTTTAACAAAGCTCTTTCTGTAAATGAAGTTTCGGAAGTGTGGAATGGCGGCATGGGACAGGAGTATCAAAACATAGAAAATACAACTTGGAAATCTAATATAATTAGCTGGTTTGATTTCTACCTAGGATCAACCCATGACACAAAAAATTCAAATCATCTTACTGCTTCGAGTTCACTAACTATATCAAACGGAAGGAGATCAACCGGATTTGAGGATGCTAAAGACGGCTCAGAAATTTTATTTTTTGGTTCGAGAGAAGGAAGTCAGTCACTTTTTTCTCCAGAAGGCAGAGAAACTACCTTTAAAGAATCAGTTATTAATAACCATCCAGCAATTCTTTTTAAGGAGGATAATAATTCTGGAGATTTTCTAGACTCGACTTATACATTACCTCTAGAGTTTACAATATTTGCTGCATTATCAGGAAGCAATGAAGCATATGCACCAATTATTAATAATACCGTGGCAGAAAATCAAGGATTTTCAATTTATAACAGCGGAGACTCTTTTAAGATTCAAATTAATAACGAGTTTGCAGAAGTAAATTGTCCAGCAAAATATCATACAATAGCAGCAACATACAAAAACGGCACAGGAAAATTGTTTGTAAATGGAGAAGACGGAGTGGTAGTGGAAGACGAGCTATCTTTAAACGCAAAGCCTATATCAATAGGAAAACTATCTCATGTAGAAAATGATCAAACCAATTCTTATTTCAATGGATTAATATCAGAAATTATAATATTTGACCATAGCGAACCATTAGATGTTGGAACTAAAAATTATTTAGCCCAGAAGTATCGCTTAAATAAGCTTAAAATTTCTTGACAAATTCTTTTTTTTGTGTTATTATTATTGAACTTACTAAACAAAAATAACGATATATAAATATGGATACAAAAACAGGAGAACTTTTAACTAAAAATATAGCAGGAGTAAATAGAATTTTACCTCATAAACATAAATATGCATGGGATTTATTTTTAAAAAGCTGTGCAAACAACTGGATGCCAACAGAAATTAGCATGCAGAATGACATTAAACAATGGAAAAATGATGAAATTACAGAAGATGAGAAACTACTTGTTAAACGCTGCCTTGGATTTTTTGCTGGAAGTGAGTCTTTGGTTGGTAATAATTTGCTTTTGTCAGCCTTTCGTTATATTACAGACGCTGAGTGTCGGCAGTATATATTGCGTCAAGCATTTGAAGAGAGTCTTCACAACCTCACGGTAGTCTATATTTGTGATAGCTTAGATTTAGACATAGACGAAGTCTTTAATGCTTACGAAACGATTCCTAGCATAAAAGCAAAAGACGACTTTCTTATGAGTATAACAAATGATATTAGTCGTCAAGATTTTAATCCACACTCAAAAGAAGGAAAGCAAGAAATTTTAAGAAACTTTTTAACCTATTGGATTGTTTGTGAGGGAACTTTCTTTTTTAGTGGTTTTGCCATGCTACTTGCGCTTGGCAGACAAAACAAACTACAGGGCATTTCAGACCAAATTAAATATACCTTAAGAGATGAGAGCTCTCATATAGCATTTGGTACGTATTTAATTAATACGCTGATAGAGCAAAATCCATCAATCTGGACAAAAGCCATTCAAGAGGAATTCGTAGATCATATTAAAAAGGCAGTAGAGCTTGAGATAGCTTATGCTCATGATGTTCTACCTACAGGAATTCTAGGATTAAATGCAGAGATGTTCGTAGATTATATGCATTACATAGGAAACAGAAGATTAGAAGCTATTGGCCTAGACTATAGATTCCCAAGCGACAAAAACCCCTTTCCTTGGCTGGGTGAAGTTGTAGATGTTCAAGCGATGGGAAATTTCTTTGAGCGTAGGGTGAGAGAATACCAACAAAGCGGCTCCTTGGAAGACGATTTCTAAAAAAATATAGAAAAACCCAGATAAATGTGTAATATATATCATGGGACAAGCGCATTCAAGATTAGGAGTTCACGTAAACTCCGTAAAAGATGAAGGAAATACTAGTGGTGGAGATAATAAAAACGCATCAGGAAGTATATACCTTGCGGATTGCGGTAGACAAGCAGGAATTACCCCTTCGTCACCAGATAAAGCAATAATTATTACAGATATAATTAATGGGGCAAATAATTCAGCACTAGAATTAGCATATAAAGCTGACGCAGACGCCAGCTCCGCAAGCAGAACGACAATGCTTATTATGGAACCAAAAACTTCCCACAGCTTCTTTATGCCATTAAGGCTTCCAAAAGGTAAATTTGCAAACCTTCATGCAGGAGCAAAGGTTACCATACATTATTACGAAGAATAATTATCTTGACTTTTGTTACAAAATGTGTTATAGTTATAGCACTTAATGAATAAAAAGTTTAATAAAAAAGAAGTCTTAGGAAATTTACTCAATGTACCCAAGTTACAAAAGCGTAACTTTTGGGCTAGGGAAATGAAGATCTTAAATGATCTAATGAAAATTTTTCCTGAAGAGGACTTTTGGTCTAAACTTTGCTTGCCTAGTAAAATTGATTCCTTGCTAATATTAAATACTGAAGAAGGTAAAAAAAAGCTGCAATCTAGATATAATCAATATAAATATATTCCTAAAGAAACTAAAAAAATCCCACTTGGAAAAAAAGTCGGAAAAGATTATAAAATAAAAGATAAACCCAAAACAATTAAAAATTTTCTAAAATAATGTCAGAGTCACAACAAGTACTAAAATCATTTTTATCAAATAACAAAGAGTTCCATTATAATTTTGAGGAAGAAATTGACTACAAGGTATCCAGTGGAAGCTTAAGAATGGATTTTGAATTGGGGGGCGGATTCGGGCCCGGTCTACATAGATTCGTAGGAATGAATGAAGGGGGTAAAACCTCGGAATCCCTAGAGGTCATGAAAAATTTCTTAAGCTCACAAAATAATGCTAAAGGATTTTTTATAAAAGCCGAAGGTAGATTGAGCCCAGAGCTACGCAAAAGATCTGGAGTTAAATTTGTTTTTACAGAGGATGAATGGGTAGATGGAACTTGCTTTGTGTTCGAAAGTAATGTATATGAAACCGTGCTAGAGGCGATGAAAACGCTAATACTAAGTAATGAAGAAAAAACAAAGTATTGTTTTGTCTTAGATTCACTAGATGGGCTTATCACAAAAGATGATATGAATAAAACTTTCGAAGATGCGCATAAAGTTGCAGGAGGAGCTTTATTAGGGGCAAAGTTTATGCAAAAGATGAGTATATCTCTAGCTAAAAGAGGGCATATGGCAATTTTCATATCTCAAGTAAGAGCAGATATCAAACTAGATCCTTATAGTAAAGCCCCAGTGAGGCAAACTACAGCTACTGGAGGTAATGCCCTACTTCACTTTGCAAACTTTATTCTAGAATTTGAGCCAAGGTTTAAAAAAGATATAATCCTAAATAGCCCAACGACACCAATATGTCCAGACAAAAATCCAATGCTAGGACACAATGTCAAAATAGTTGTTAAAAAATCTCCCAACGAAAAAACAAACTATACTCTATCATATCCAATAAAATATGGAAGAGAAAACGGTAATTCCATATGGGTCGAGCGCGAGATAATGGATATGCTATATATCTGGGGATATATATCAAAGAAAGGTGCGTGGATCACCTCAGATGAAGAATTTATTGAAATGTTAAAGAAAGATAAAATTGATTTTCCAGAAAAAATACAAGGAGAACCAAAACTTAATTCATTTCTTGAAGAAAACCCAAGTGTCGGAGAATATTTAATTAAGCATTTTAAGAGCTTAATCTATAATGAAATTTAAAACACTCACCGGAGCAATCAAAAGAGTCAGGTCTCCCAGAAAACATTTAATAGAATGGAACGCTGGAAGCCGAAGTAAATTCCAAAAAAGAGTTAAAGATTTTCTAGTAGATTATTGGAAAAATGATGTAGTATTCGAAGAATTTCCTGTGCCCGGTACAAGATTATCTATAGACTTTTATAATGCTAATAAAAATATAGCTATAGAAGTTCAAGGAGATCAGCATATAAAATTTGTACCACACTTTCATAGAAGACAAGGTAATTATCTTCACCAATTAAGGAAAGACAGGCAAAAAGAAGAGTTTTGTGAGCTTAATAATATAAAACTGGTAGAAATATTTCAAAAAGAAGAAATAAATAAAGAATTATTCTCTAAGTACAATATAATATTATAGTGTAACAAAAGCTATGAAAGAATTAGACTTAGATAATCTACCAGAATTTAAAATGCCGGAAGAAATTTTCGAGCAATTATATAATCTTACTGGCGGGACAGAAGAAAGCAGCAAAGGATTCCTCATTGCTTATACAAACCAGCATGGAGAACCAGTAATTCACGCAAAAGCCTCAAACCAAATTGTTCAAATGGGCTTAATAAAAGCCGTAGAAACCTTTTTGATTCAAGTAGAAAATCACGAAGATATACCACCTCAAGAAGATTAGGCTTGCATATTATCAGATTATATGCTATTATTACTAGCATATGATTTATTCCAATGAATTAGAACAACACGTTCTCGCAGGACTTATCAAATATCCAGAGCTTTTTGCTGATATTGATACGTTTATTGATGAGAATGATTTTTATGAAGAAGATTCTATAGTAAATAAAACTATATTCAGAATTATCAGACAACTAGTTTACGCCACAGAAGCAATTGACCCAGTTATTATCGCTGAAAGAGTCAACTCACTAGGTATAAGCTTTGAAGACAACATTAAGGTAGGAGACTATATACAAGCCCTCTCAATGAGGAGGGTTGCAAAAAATCAAGTCTTATCCTCTTGCAAAGAACTAAAAAAGCTAACTGTAAAAAGAGAAATCTGCGCATCTGCCAGAGACGTAGAAAAGCGTGTTAAAAAAATGCCTTCAACAGCGACTTATACAGAGATTGTAAATCTTGCAGATTCAGTTTTTAATGAAAAGATTAACGTTTTTGAGTCAGGTCAAGACCGTCCAACAAATATATATGAAGAAATGGAGGAGATGGTGGAGGAGTTAGGCAATAACCCTATTACTGACTTTGGTCCAGTAGGCCCACATCCAAAACTTCATGCAATGTATGGCTCCTTACTGCGGCCCGGAAATATAACTGTTGTAACCGCTAGGTCAGGAGTTGGAAAGACCCAGTTTTGTATGGATTTTTGCACCAAGGTCTCCGAGCAATATGATATTCCAGTTCTTCATTTTGATAATGGAGAAATGAGTAAGGAGGAATTAATTATGAGACAATGCGCAGCATTAAGTGGGGTGCCATTACACCTTTGCGAAACAGGAAAGTGGAGAACAGCAGGAAAAGAGGTTTGTGATAAAATTAGGTCAGTATGGCCCAAGATTAAAAATCTAAAATTTTACTACCAAAACGTCGGAGGCCTCTCTACAGACCAAATGGTTGCTCTAGTTAAAAGATTTTATTACGGAAAAATCGGAAGAGGTAACCCGATGATATTGAGCTTTGACTATATTAAAACTTCTTATGGAGAATCCAATTCTCAAATGAAAGAATGGGAACAAATAGGAGTAATGGTAAACAGCTTCAAAAAGTGCGTACAAAGAGAAATTTTAGTAGATGGAGAACCAATTATCCCCATGATCACAAGCGTACAGACAAATCGCATAGGAATAAGCCAAAACAGAAGCTCAGACACTATCGTAGAAGACGAAAGCGTAGTGTCCCTATCAGACAGAATTACCCAGTTTTGCTCACACATGTTCTTCCTCAGACCGAAAACTGTAGACGAACTTGAAAATGACATGGGTTTCGGCTCACATAAACTTATAAACCTAAAAGCCAGACACTTAGGGGATGACATCTATGGAGCCATAGAGCCAGTAAAAATGCCAGACGGTACATTAAAGAAAAATTTTATTAATCTAAATTTCGACAATTTTGGAATAACAGAAGTAGGGGACTTGAGAGACTTAGTAGATCATATCGAAGCCGGAGGAGAGGTCTTTCAGGATGGAGACTCTGTTATTCCAGATTTACTCTCATGAACGCAGACAACATAAAAGACGTCCTAATAGAACTAGGTTACCAACTAGTAGATAGGGGTAATTATTGGCAGACAAATGCCGTATTCAGAAACGGAGATAATAAGACAGCAATACAAATATATAAAGATTCTGGAGTATGGAAAGATTATGTAGCACAAACATCTTTTATGCCCTTCAAAAGCTTGGTTCAAGCAACTCTCAACACAAACGATAAAGAATTACTTGACAAATATTTAAAAAATTTAAATCTATTAGATACCGGCCTAGAAGAAAGGGTATCCAAACAGAGTAATAAAATCGTAACCGAAGAGACTTATAATGAGAATTGTCTTGAAAAATTACTACCACATTATAAATTTTATAATGATAAAGGTATATCTACGACAGTTCTAAAAAGTTTACAAGGTGGGTTTGCTACAGAAGGCCAAATGAATAAGCGCTTTGTATTCCCTATATTCAACGAGCATGGCCTTATTCACGGCTTTGCAGGACGAGACATGGTATCAGGCTCAGAAAGGCCAAAATGGAAGCATATAGGGCGTAAAAACAATTGGATCTACCCCTTATACAATTATAGTTCTGAAACAGAGAAAGCTATCGATCAAAAATCTCAAGTTATATTAGTAGAGAGTATAGGAGACTTACTTTCCCTACATGAGTCAGGAGTCAAAAATGTCCTTGTTACTTTCGGCCTGTCAGTTTCCCCAAAAATGATATGCGCCCTAGTTTCACTGTCTCCAGAGCAAATAGTTTTTTCATTTAATAATGATAGTGATAAAGAAGACAACAGGGGGAGAGATGCCTGCGTTAAAAACTATCTTAAATTATTAAAATATTTTGATGCGGACAAAATGTGCATATGTTTACCAACTAAAAACGACTTTGGCGACATGAATATTGAAGATATATCGCAATGGCAAATTAAATTATTAAATCTAGACAAAGATAAAAATAAAAATAATATAATAAAGAGGGCGAAACAACTTTATTCACAAAAGAAAATAGCGAAAAACATCTTTACTAATATTAAAAAAATTACAAATGAGTAGAGAAGTAAGGCTATCTGCCAGTAGAATAAGCACATTAAAAAAGTGTTCTTGGATTTATTGGGCAAAATATATTTTAAAAGTACCAGACACAACAAATGATGGAGCAAGTAGAGGGTGGATATGCCACCTCATATTTGAGCTATTAGGAAACCCTAGGCATAAAAAAGTTTATGACAAACTTGTCTTAAGTGAATCAATTTACGATCATCCGGCAATCAAAAAACTAGTACTACATCACGCCAAAAATCTAAAGGTAGATGATCCGGAAAATCTACAGATGATAAGCGATATGACAATGGCAGGGCTAAATTTTGACTTCTTTGGAGACACAAGGATATTACCAGACGAAGCAATATCTGAACAAGAATTTCTATTAGATGTTGACGAAGACGGAAAGAGGTATAAAGTATTAGGTTTTATAGATAAATTATTTTTATACAAGTCTGCAGGAGCAGCACTAATCAGAGATTTTAAAACTAGCAAGAGCGTCTTCAAGGGAAAAGATCTAACAGATAATTTACAAGATTTAATTTATTGTTTAGCTGTGAAAAGAATGTTTCCAGAATACTCCAAAAGAGTTATGGAATTTTTGTTTCTTAAATTTAATCTAGAATCAAAAGGTACGGTTAAAATGCCTCAAGTATCAGACGACGAACTAGAGGGCTTAGAATATGAACTAACAGGCATACAAAGCTACCTAGAGAACTTCACAGAAAAAGACGCAATTTCAAATTTTGCAGGAGATCAAGGCTACCCAAGCGACGGGAGTTTCGGGGGTTTACTTGTATGCGGAAAAGATGGATACAAGATAAGCAGGGGAAAACCTGTTTTAGACGAAAATGGAGAGCCTATAGTCGCATATATATGTCCATTTAGAAAAGGATTTAGTTATACAGTACTTGTTGATAAAGAGGGTAAGGTTATCTCAAGTAAGTTTGAAAACGAGTCCCATTTACTGGTTGCAGATGAGTCAAAAGGGCAAAAGATAGAAAAAAGAGAATATGCGGGATGCCCAAAGTGGAATAATTAAAAATCTCTCTCCAGAAACGTTCTACGATACATACGGATCAAAGATTTTTAGTCAGTTTAATTTCTATGATTATATATATGTCGGTAAAAATGATAATGAATTTTTTGATTTTATATATAAGTCATCCAGAATCCAAAAAACAGATAAAGTATTAGACTTAGGTTGTGGAGGAGGATACTTAACCCATGAATTAAGTAAATTCAATGAAGTAAATGGTTTAACTAATAGCCAAAACTGCATAAACCTAGCGAAAAAAAAATATCCCTCATGCAAGTTTATTAAAAACGACATGGAAGATTTTATATCCAAATATAAATATGATGTTATACTTGCTTTAGAAAGCATTTGCCACACAAAAGACCTATATAAAACTTTAAAAAATTGCTATGAAAATCTCAGAGAAAAAGGCAGGCTATATATAAAAGACATGATATATTTAGACGACCTTAATCAATTAGCCGCAAGGAACAAAGCTTACCACTGCTACTTTTATTCTCTTTGCCCAGAATATACTATTAATAATTTATTAAATTCAGCAAAAGATGTTGGATTTAAAACTATATATATTCAAAATCTTGATGAAATATCAAATCAAGAATATGGAGAGAGTACGCTGTTTCACCATGAAGGCAGGGGCAAATACAGAAGTTTATTTGCAAAAGAGAAATATCACGAAAATCTAGCAATACTATTTCAAAAGAACTAAGCCCTGTGATTGTGTAATTATATATGTGACTAGAACTAATTTATCTAAAACCTACAACTATGTAGTAATCGCAAAAAGCGATAGCTCCGCCTACCTATGGAGCGGTCATGGCCTTGAAAACGCGCCTAACCCCACAATATACATTAGGTCTGATGACGAATTATATATTAAAAATGAAAGCGGAGGGCATCTTTTAAAAATAACCAAATCAGGAAGCGCTGATATTACAGAGTCTAATGGTTCCATAAGTCTAACTTCTCCATCCAATGGTTCTACTATTTCTGCAGGAACATACAATTATATTTGTCAAGCTCATCCATCAGCCATGAAAGGTGAGATTATAGTTAGCGATCATGATGTTGATGGAACTCCTGATAATGGATATGGCACGGGACTTTTACCAGCCAGAGGAAATGCGATTACCGCAAAAAAAATTGTTACAAAGATAAATGAAATAGTAACAAAAAGCGAATCAGGAGGAAGGGCTGCAGTTTCCCAATCTCCTCCAGATAATCCTGCAAATGGAGACCTTTGGTTTAATTTAACTGAAGCTGAACTCTATGTATATGCAGATACTGAAAGTGCATGGATCCAAACCAATGGTGGAGGTGGATCAGGAGGCGGAGGGGGAAGTGGATCAGGAGGCGGAGCAGGAATAGGCGATCTATATATTTATACAGCGGCTATGGGCAATATGGCAAGCAACAGCTACCAAACTTACATAAACAATGCATCCTCGCCAAAGCAAGCTTATGATACAAGCAAAACCTTATACATCTTACCCTCCATGGGTGTCAAGTCTGTCTCCAACCCGGGCTCAAGCATGATTGAAATACCCGCTCCACCAAATAACATGAATTTACCGATACCCAAATTGATGGAGAGCGGACAACCGAACTCAAGAGGCTTCGGTGCATTTGTTTATAACGGCTTCGTATACCTTGGGCAAGTAGGCTTCCACGGGGAGCTAATAACTAGCCCGGTAGCATTAATTCAAGTATAGCGCATAACATATGAGCGATTTAATCGAACAAGGAGATTGTGTAGCGTGGTTCAGATAGGAAATAAAGATTTCCAAAACATAGGAGAATCAACCTTAATCTACCAAAGGCTTGGAGATATATCAACAGATGGCGCGGAAAAAATAATCGGAACGAAAGGTTACAATAATATTGCACTAGAAAATGATACCAAAATTTATCAACGGATAGGGGAATGCCTCTTAGATCCAAGCGCTCCAAAAGAGATTGGAGGTAAAGGGTTTAGAGATATATCATCAAATTCAGATTCAATTATCTATCAGAGAACGCCTTGCTATATATTACTTTCAGTGACGGCTACAGCAACTTCTAACGTGCTGTGTCATGGAGAATCCAATGGTTCAGCAAATGGTTCGGCCTCAGGAGGATCAGGCAGCGGATATTCGTATTCTTGGCAGAAAGCCTCTGATAGTTCTGAGGTTTCTACTTCGCAAAATCCAGAAAACCTAC